ATATTCCATTGGCAGCTCATCTGGGAGTCCGTGTCGATTCTTAGCATCCCACGCTGGATGGTGTGTAGTGTACATGACACGTTTACCACCCTGTGCTTTTTTCTTCTTAGTTTCTGATGTCATTACCACAGTTTTGTAATTACAGAATAAAAGTAAGTCGCACCATTCTTTTACAACTGGGGCAGTTTGCGAGCTCGTCTTCTTACCAAGTTTTAATTCGTAGCGATCATAAGCGCCATCTTCATCAGGCTGTTCAAACTTGCGAAGTTGAGAGTGTGCTGTCAATACCACGTTGATACCAATGTCTACTAATTCTTGAAGCTTGTTTAAGAATCTTCCAAATTCTTCTCTTACATACGTGTATCCATTGCCATATCCGAAGTCTTCGATGCCTTTCTTTCCGTGTTGAGCACATACACTCTCGATTGCTAATGTTTCAGCCCAATCGATTGTATCGATGACTAATGTGTTACAAACTGTTGGGTTCGCTTTGACGAATGCAATTTGATTCATAAGCATTGTCCATGATGTAGGCTTATCCATACGTGCTACATCCATGTTCGATGTTGAGCCTTCTGTGTCGATGAACAATGGATTCGGGAATTGTGATGCGAATGTTGACTTCCCGATGCCCTCAGTACCGTAAATCACGACACGTTGAGCTCTTGCTTGTTTACCTCTTGTAATATTCATTGTTTACTCCTTTCTTAAAACGACCATTTATTCGTTGGTTCTGTATCTTGGAATGGTGTGACTGTATCAGACACTACATATCCATCTTCGATGATGATTTGGCATTCCTCTCCACTAGACACTCGAGTCGCAATGGCTTGGAGTCCTTCTGATTCTAACCACTTGCCGAATTCGGTCAATGTTGGAATGTCCATTTGTTCAAGCTTGTCTAGAAGTACGAATCCACATTCTGGTTTTAATTTGCGAACAATTGCGGTCGATACTCTCAATTGTTGAGAGCCACTCATGTTGTCCCATTTTTGTCCTTCGAAGACGAGTTCTCCATCTTCCACAGATAGTCCCGGCAATGGTAAGTCCGCACTATCGAGTAAGCTTGTGCGTTCGTCTCGAACTTTTTGGATTTCTGCTGAGAGATTGTCATATTGAGATTTGTATTGTTTCGCATCCTCTTCGGCTTTCTCTTTATCAAGATTTGCTCGAACCTTGCGATTGATTTCTTCAATGTTTGCAATCGAGTTTTCAATCTCTTCAGTTGATTCATCCACCAAATCTTCAATGGACTTGTTTGCTTCAACGTAGTCGCCCATGAGCTTATCGTGAACAGCTTCTTCTTGATCAAGTTGCTCTTTTAACTGCTTCAATCGAGCTTCAGAGAGATGCATTTCATTCACGATATTTTCTCGATTTTGGCGTTTACGAGCGTTCTCACCATTTCTTGCAAGAATCTCTTGTTGTTCGTGAATCAAGTCCGCAATGCTCACCAATTCGTTTGGAGCTTCGGGATATTGAGGTTGTTCCGCTGCGTATTTCTTTTTCTGATCCGCAATTTGACCGATGGTTCTTCGCTCGTTGTATAGCTGCTCTTCTTTACGGTCTAGCTCCCACAACTTCTCACCGACACCGATGATTTGAAGAAGCGTGTTCGCTTTATCCTTCGCACTTGATTCGATGAATTTAGGAAGATTCAAAGCGAGCTCTTCCACGAATGAATCAAGCAATTGTTGACCTGCTTTTTGTCCGCTTGGATCCGTAACTTTCAAATCTGAATTCTTGCCCTTGCGTTCCACGATGAGTCCATTTGACAATTCCACTCTAAGCGTTGGTGGATTCATGGACCCGTCACGAGCTGGTTTGCTTGGTTTGTACTTATTGCCGCCCAATGCCCAAGCAATGGCATCGAGGACACTTGTTTTTCCTTGATTATTATTACCACCGAGAATTGTGAGTCCGTTTGATGTAGGCTCAATCGTGACCGCCTTGACACGCTTCACATTCTCAATTTCTAGTTTGTTGATTTTTACTGTCATCTATTTATCCTCCATCACCGAAAGAAATTTGAATGCTTCTGACATTAGTTCCAAATTCGTATCATCCAATCCAAAAAGTTCTACCATTTTACAGATAGTTTTCAATGAGGCGATAATGTCAAAATCTAAATCTTTATTGTTTAAGAAATAAATTTTTGCAACTTGTGGCGAA